GGGGGGGACCACGGCCCCCCGCTCTCAACAGGCGGACCCTAAGGGTCCTTAAAGTATACACTGGTGTTTATAGCGCCCACGATGTGCGTCTTAAGATCCGTCACACCGGGAGCCAACACCTCCAACGTCCAGTAATAGTTTTTACTTTTAGACCCCCTGAAGAAGTCGTTCGCAAGCGCACTCTCTTCATCAACGGTTGTCAGGGCACGGTGCGCCCTCCACCAGAACTTCTTGTTAATAGACGCAGCGCCGGTCGACGCTTGGTCAATTTTGAAGGTTCGTTGCAAATGTATATTTGCAACTTGGGTATTCCACCGGCTCCAGGTAAAGACGGTGGAAAAGTCATTGTCAATGATAGGGTCGGTGGTGGTATAGATGATTGGATTACTGACGACAGTTGGATAATCTGTCACTTCAGAATATATGGTGAACCGGAACGTTGTATCCGGATTAGCCGAGGTCAGATTAATGTACCCATGGAATTCCCATCGGAACCCCCGCAAATTAATCTTGTTCCCTATGAAACCACCCTCCGTCTGCGTAGCGGTGTTCTTGATCCGCGGAATGTGGTGGTGGATCGGACCCCTGATCCCGACCGCGGCGCCGGATAGGTACGCCGCGTCGGTAAGGAACGGGTTCCAGTCGCGCGTGTAATTGTGGACCTTGGTCTCAATGGGGCCCTGGGAGATGGCCTTGATCGCGCGGACCATGTGCTTGGAAAGCGGGCGGCTGTTCTTGCGCCTACGCCGCGTTGTGCGCCGCTTGTACGCCATGGCATGAAAAGAAGACGTTTATTGTGTTTGTGTTACCACGGATCTCGGCTAAATTCGGCCTCGGAGTTCGGAGTTCCGAGCAGTTTAACCGACTCCGGTCCGCAGTCATCATGGTTTTTATATATAAAGGTGAGCGACCTGAGCGAGTATTGGCCTGTAGAATCTTAAACAGGCCAATCTGCTCACAATGACGGTCCCTCGTACAAATGGAGCCCGCTTCTTCTTGACGTATTCGCAAGCCACCAACCTCGATATCGACGAACTCGCAAACTTCATCGCCGACATAGCACCCTGCTGGCTCGAGATCGTACAAGAAAACCATCGCGATAATGGCATCCACTACCACGTCGTCGTCTGTTTCGACACCCGTTTGCAACGACCCCTCAACGTATTCGACTGCGGCGGATACCATCCCAATATCCTCCCCATCAAGAATGCCACCGTCGACCTCGTCAACCGGCGCCATTACATTAGGAAGGGGGCGGAGCGGTCTGAAGAGGACCAACACACAATCAAAAGTCACAAACTCAAAGCGTGTGACTATGTCATTGAACCCGATACCCGAGGAGACGTACCCCCCTACACTGCGACGTCAGGACGCCTCGATTTCGGAGGAATACTTGCAGCCGCGGAGTCCGAAGCGCAGTTCTACGAACTCGTCAGACTCCACCAGCCTAAGGAGTGGGTCCTCCGCAACGACCAAATCGTCAAGTACGGGTCCACGCACTACAAAGCGCCCGTTGCCCCGCAAAAAGTCTATGATGGAGATAGCTTCATCGTTCCTCCCGCGCTGGACCAATGGTGCAAAGAGGTCTTCAGTGAGGTTAGTTTTATTCCGGCACGTTCACACGTACCTCCCTTGGTTTAATTGATTCTGATTTAGTTTAATTATTCGTTAGCCGAAACCGGACAGACCGAAAACCTTACTCCTCGTTGGCCCGACCCGACTTGGTAAGACCGTGTGGGCGAAGTCACTCGGACGTTATAGTTACATGTGCGGCTTGTGGCGATCCGATAGCTTCGACGACACAGCCGACTATCTTATATTAGACGATTTTGATTTTGACTTCTTCCATGGGATGCGCAAGGCCATTTGGGGTGCGCAAGAAGAATTTACGCACACCGATAAGTGGCGTAAAGGTGTTGCGAGATGGGGGAAACCATGTATTTGGATCTGTAACGACGACAAAAACCCCTTTACTGCTAGGGACGTGAAAGGGAACTTTGTTATGCTAGATAGCGAGAGGTCGTGGTACAGAGATAATTGTGTTGAAGTGCATATTGTAGAAAAAATGTATTTGGAATAGATAATCTATACTCTTATCCCATTTTTCCCGTCTCCGACACATTCGTTCACTCGCGGGGGGGACCACGGCCCCCCGCTCTCAACAGGCGGACCCTAAGGGTCCTTAAAGTATACACTGGTGTTTATAGCGCCCACGATGTGCGTCTTAAGATCCGTCACACCGGGAGCCAACACCT